CATCATCGAGATGACCGAGATAGCAGTGTCCTATCTCGTGAAAAATTGTGAATCTGATGCGTCTGTGGTTGGGCTCATAATCGTTAAAATAAATAAAATAACGATACATCCCGTTCAGACAATGAATTTCTGAATAGCCCTCATCACTCTTCTCAAAGGCTTCTGCCTGTTCGAATTGAGAAAGATATGAATACGGGACTAATACATATCCTAGTTTCTGCGCAATTGCAAAGCAGTCAATCGGAACCGCATACAATCCGCATTCTTCATACATTTCCACGACATACTTTTCGATTTCGTCGTAGCGAGCACCTGTTAGGCGCACACCAGTTAACTGCAATAGAATCATCCTTCCTTTGGTGTCTGGAAGAGAGGACCGGCAAGAGACATGCGCTGTTCCGTAGTCATGTTCTTTGCATTTCTGGCTATCCAAGCCTTGGTGTTAAGGAACTCCGTTTCAAAATCATCCTCGGATTCTTCTCCAAGCAGATAGTCAGTAGTGGTATGGAGAGCCTTTGCAAGATTTGCAATAACTGATCCTCTTGGTACTCGGCTGCCAGCAATGTAACGGGACAAAGATACCTCTGTAATACCCACCTCTGTTGCCAGATCTTTTTGTGATTTGTTGATAGCATCGAGTTGAGCGCGGATCCTGCCTCCTATTTCGCTTTTCTTATTTTCCATATCAGTAATCCTCATTTCTAAATAAATTCTGCTCCGCTTGGCGCTTATCAGTTGCCTTACTTTTTAGCAGTGTAGTGTATATTCCCGGGGTACGTTTTTTGCTATACCATTGTCCCTATGTTTCTATCACTGTTATAATAATGATTGGCCTTATGCTTGTGCGCATTGACTAATGCAGAAGTTCACCTTCTCATATTAAATTCATTAAATTTAATGAGGAGAATCCTATTCAACTTAACCAAAAGTATAATACGGCTTTCCATTTGTGTCAATATGGAAAGATATATTAATTTACACTTTTATTATACAAAAGTATAATGGCAAATAATACCGATATAATCAGGCTTTACAAAAAAACTTGACAGTTTCCAATCTGGAAAGTAGAATATGTGTAAAATAATAAAGGAGCATCGGTATGAATATAAGATTGTTGAAAGCGAAGCGTGTGGAACGCAGTGTCAGACAGAAAGATCTGGCACATGCATTGCATCTTACAGAAAAATCTATGTGTCAAAAAGAATGCAGCGAGACAAATAGATTTAAAGCAGATGAGATGCTTACTATAGCAGAAACTCTGGGGATGAATTTTGAGGAGTTTGACGCTATTTTTTTTGATCATCGACTTTCCAGAATGGAAACTATCAAGAGTGAATATTTCCGAATCGGTAGAAAAGAGGTCGAACTAAGATCAGAGGGTGGAAAGCTTCGAGCAGTTTGGATACCAGAAAACAACCGACTTGAAATTGTAAATGACGGTGTAAGATCAGTATTCATGTTACATCCTATCACAAGCACATATGACGTGAAAGATATAGAAAAATAAAATGTGTTTCGCCGAGCCGCTAGACGGCCTGAAACTCCGGGAAGGGGTATCAGGTCGTTTTTTTGTGGTCAAAACATTTTAACGGTTCTGATTTGATTTGCTCTGTAATAAGGGCAAACCAAATGAGCATCGCTAAGATGCCTATATCCCAATTGGCCAAGAGGGGATAGATCTCTTTCAGTGATACAGACTAAAACACTTTAACGAAAGTCTGATGCGCTGATTAAAGAGGACTCTATTCCTGTTTCTTGTGCCTAAGTCACAGTGGATACCTCTAGGGATCTATCCCTTCGCTTGAAAAACGAAGGAGGACCCCAAGATGAGGTACTACAGAACACCGGAAAAACAGCGCACCACCTACAAGCAGTATGACGAGAACGGAAGGATTATTGCTGAATTTGACCCAGAGAAGGATACGACCATGGACGTAACCATCGATGTGAAAGAGAAAATCGTCAAAATGATGCATGCTGTTGATGATGCAGAAGTTAAGCGTAACAACAAGGAAAGGAAGCTGGATCCCTATACTCAGAAGCTTTATGACGAGGAGAAGGAACGCTTCATTAAGAATTACCGTGAGAAGTATGGGTATGACCCTCGCAAGGAAGAGCTTCCAGAAGGTTCTCACAGAAGCCTTATTTCTATAGATGCTCCTGTGGAAGCCGCGGGAGGTGAGACGCTTTCAGAGATACTTCCTGATGAAAGAGCAAGCTTCTTTGAGGATGCGAACAGCCCTGCCACTTACATGGATGAGCTTATTGAAACAGATTTGTTCGATGACAGGGACCGTATCATCTATGACTGCAAGATTCGTAGGAATATGACTGATAAAGCTACAGGCGCAGAAATAGGAAAGACTGGACAGTATGTAGGCATCCTTTGGAAGAGGATACAGGAAAAGATAATGAACGATGCCGGAATGAGAAATTTTTATAGGATGTAGTTTCAAATGGGAAAAAAGTCGGGAGCTTTATATATGACGGAGCAGAGTGCTCTGAATAATAACAAGGAGGATCAAGGTCATGTTACAGAAACATAAAGTCCGAATCAACGTAACTAATGGCGGTGAGGGTAAGGACAGAGTTCTTGAAGGAGCAGATGTCCGCCTTCCAGTCAGATTACTTAGATTCCTGTTCGGAGACTTCACTACAGTATATCTGTTGAAGCCGGGACAGAACATTGAATCAGTTGAGATACATGAAGTTAAACAGAGCGAAGCGTAAGGAGGATGCCATGAGCAGTAAGAAAGCAGTGAGCAAAAAGAGCAGTGATCAGAAAGTTCCCAGTGTTGAAACAAATCCATTTTCAGTATCGCTGAATCTTGGATTTAAGTTTATCAAATGTCATGTGGATTTATCCCTTAATGAGGATTACCTGGAAAGGAGAAGAAATGAAGCTGTACGAAGTAAATGCAGCAATCATGAATGCAATAGACATTCTTGATGAGGCTGATGGAGAAGTCAATGAAACGACAGAAAAGGTCATGGAAGAACTGGATGCCCTTGAGATGGAAAGGGACAGGATCCTTGAGTATCTGGCAAAGGTAGTTCTTAATATCCGCTCCGAGGCAGCAGCCATCAAAGCTGAGGAGGAACGTCTGAAGAAAAGACGACAGGTTTTGGAGCATAAGGAGGAACGTCTTATCAGCATTCTTGATAGGGAATGTGCAGGGGAGAAGAAAGACCTCGGTGTTGCCACCCTATCATATAGGAAGTCCGAGAGCCTTGAGGTCATGGATCCGTTGGTAACTATCGCATGGCTTAAGGAAAACGACCATGCCGACTGTATCAAGATACCTGCACCGGAAGTCATGAAAGATGCTGTTAAGAAGCTCGTGAAAAATGATACTGAGGTTCCGGGCGTAAGGCTTGTCACTAAAAATAACTGTTCACTTAAATGAAGGAGGAGAGCGTAATGTTAAAGATTTCAAAAGGGAAGGTGGCAAGGCCACTGAGGGTAGTCATTGATGGAGTGGAAGGTATCGGCAAGTCAACGTTTGCAGCGCAGTTCCCGGATCCGCTTTTTGTTGACCTTGAGAAAGGCACTGATTCCATGGACGTGGCAAGAACGCAGATGCCAGAAACCTGGGAAGAGCTCATGCAGATTGCAAAGGATGTAGTTGCAGACCCAAGCGTATGTAAGACCCTTGTGGTGGATACGGGGGATTGGGCAGAGCATCTGTGTGAGAACTATGTCTGCCGAAACCAGAGAGTAAGCGGGATTGAAGATGTCGGTTACGGCAAGGGATACACCTATCTGCGAGAGGCATTTGCTGATTTTCTTAAGGCTTTGGACGCAGTCATAGATGCAGGTGTTAATGTGGTCATCTGCTGTCATACACAGATAAAGAAATTTGAGCTTCCTGATGAACAGGGTGCTTACGACAGATATGAGCTAAAACTTTCCAAGCAGGTGTCACCCCTTGTCAGGGAATGGTGCGACTTGCAGCTTTTTGCCAATTTCAAGACTTATGTGGTTGCTACAGATAAGAACAACAAACATCACAAAGGTACAGGCGGTACCAAAAGAGTTATGTATGCATCGCATACTGCATCTTGGGATGCAAAGAATAGGCACGGGCTTCCAGATGAGATGGATTTCTGCTTTAAGAGCATCGCTCATCTCTTTGGAGATGTTCAGCCTAAACAGCCAGAACCCTCTCCGTTAGAACAGGTGCGTGAGCTGTTGGCATCTTCCAATATCACAGAAGATGAACTGAAGGCTGTGGTGGTACAGAAGGGGAAGTATCCTGCAGAGGCAACCTTAGAGGATTACGAGGCTTCATTCCTTACAGGATGGATCATCAAGTATTGGAAGGACATTGTACCTTTAGTAGAAAAGAACAGGGAGGCGAATGCTAATGGCTGAGGCAATAGAGATCATTTTATGTACTCTTGGTGGCTGCGTTGTAGTCGCAGGAATTGGCATCTGGATTGCGGAATCTGTAAGTAAGGCAGCAGAAGAAAAACGCAGGAAGCAAAAGATGATGGATTTGATTAACAAGAATCTGCAGGATATATCAGACAACATCGCATATATTAAGACATATTTGGAATATAAATAGATATATACAGATATAATTCGGGACTCGGTTTCTGCCGGGTCCCAAAACTTTTCTAAAAAAATTTTCAAAAATTCTTCTATTCATTTTCATATGAGAAAAATTCCGGGCGCTTCATATATGACACAGTAAACAGGCTTTATGCCTCAACAGATACCCAAGGAGGAAATTACTATGGGTGACGTTAATAATGAAGTTTTGGACTGGGACGGAGTCCTGGAATCTGACGGTTCCGAATTTACTGTCCTCCCCGAAGATGATTACATTTTCGAGGTTACAAACATGGAGAGAGGTTCTTTCCCTGGCAGTGAGAAGATGTGTGCCTGTGCGAAGGCAACAATCACTCTGAAGATTACAACAGATAAAGGAGAGGTAGTCAACGTATTTGATGATCTGATCCTCCACAAGAAGATGGAGTGGAAGCTCTCACAGTTCTTCAGAGCAATCGGTCTTAAAAAGAAGGGCGAGAGACTTGTCATGGACTGGAACAAAGTCATCGGTGCAAGAGGCAAGGTACATATCTTTGTAAACAAGTACACAGCCAAGGATGGCACTCCACGTGAGAATAACAAGGTTGCCAAGTACTACGACTATGACGAGAGCCTCAATGATTTCATGAGCATCCCCGAAGGCAGCGAAGCAGAGCTTCCTTTTGACTGAGGAGGTGCGTCATGGAGTTAAGGCAGTATCAGATTGATGCCTGTAATTCCACCCACGGTGAATGGGATGACGGCCGTCATAAGACGGTCGTTAATCTCCCCACCGGCACAGGAAAGACGATTGTCATGGGCAAGATTGCTGATGATGAGGTAAACAAGGGCGGCAGGGTTCTTGTACTTGCACATCGAGAAGAACTGCTCACACAGGCATCAGATAAGATCAGGAAATTAACCGGAAGAGAAACGATACTTGAAAAAGCAGAGAGCAGAAGTTTTGGCTCATTTATTCCTATAACAGTGGCTTCGGTACAGTCCATAGCACAGGAGAAAAGGCTGATACAGTTTCCGCAGGATTACTTCAGTACTGTGATTGTAGATGAAGCCCACCATTCATTATCGGACACCTACCAGAGAGTACTAAAGCACTTTGAGGGAGCAGATGTCCTTGGACTTACAGCAACACCCGACCGAGGCGACAAGAGAAATCTCGGAGAATATTACGATTCCATGGCTTATGAATATTCCATGAGTCAGGCAATCAAGGACGGATACCTTGTTCCCGTAAAAGCACAGATGATTCCACTAGAACTTGACCTTGCAAATGTAAAGGTTTCAAACGGAGATTACTCCGCAGGAGATATCGGATGTGCTCTGGAACCGTACCTGGAGCAGATTGCAGAGGAGATGGTCCATTACTGCAAGGAAAGACAACGCACATTGGTGTTCCTTCCCTTAGTAGAAACAAGCCAGAAATTCTGCAGGATGTTACAGGCAAAAGGCATAAAGGCAGCAGAGGTCAATGGCAATTCTACAGACAGGCAGCAGATCCTGAAGGACTTTGAGGACGGCAAGTATCAGGTATTATGCAACTCGATGCTCCTTACGGAAGGATATGACAATCCTGCCGTGGACTGCGTTGTAGTTTTAAGGCCTACAAGGGTGAGAGGTATTTATCAGCAGATGGTGGGAAGGGGAACAAGGTTATATCCCGGAAAGAAGGATCTTCTTATTCTGGATTTCCTATGGCTTTCTGAAAGACATGACCTCTGCAGACCATCATCCCTTGTTTCAAAGGATGCAAAGATAGCGGAAAAGATAGATAAGCAGGTGGAGGATAACGATGGAGAAGTCGACATTTTGCAGGCAGAAGAAGATGCCGAAAGGGACGTATTGCAGGAAAGGGAAGAAGCACTGGCAAGGGAACTCGAAGCCATGCGCAAACGCAAAAGGCAGCTCGTGGACCCGCTCCAATATGCGCTGTCGATATCGGCAGAAGACCTGACAAATTATGCTCCTACATTTGCTTGGGAGATGGGGCCTGCCTCAAAGGCTCAGCTTGAGTTTTTGGAGCGAAGGGGAATCTTTCCAGAGACAGTTGAGAACTGCGGAATGGCATCGCTCCTTATAGACAGACTTAAACGTAGGCAGGAAGAGGGGCTTGCCACTCCCAAGCAGATAAGATGTCTTGAACGCTTCGGATTCCGAAGGGTCGGGACATGGCAGTTTGAAGCAGCAAGTAAGATGATAAGCCTTTTAGCAGGCAACAGCTGGCGAGTGCCCTATGGCATGCAGCCTGCACTATACACACCTTAAGGAGGAGAACGGTATGGCAAAAAGTAAAGTGGGGAGACCCACATGTAATAAGCACAGCGACTGCTATGCGATAAAGGAAGGCAGATGCGTCTGCCTTTCAGACAATGATTTCGGGAAGAGGGACTGCCCTTTCTACAAACCGAATACTGAAGCAAATCTTGAACAGATAAATGCTGAGTGCAAAGCCTATGCTCAGTCACATGGCGGAGGGTGTTAATGATGGATACGCAATTATTATCAGCCCTCAGATTCATTCCCGTTTCAGATCTTGACCGTGCCGACTGGATAAAAGTCGGCATGGCTTTAAAAGACGCAGGGTTTCCATGTTCGGTCTGGGATGACTGGTCTAGGAACGACAGCAGATATCACCCTGGCGAGTGCGAGAAAAAATGGGAGTCATTCAACGGATCAGGAAAGCCTGTGAAGGCAGGGTCAGTGATACAGATGGCAAAAGATCGAGGGTGGACTCCGGGACCAGACATTGATGCAGTCCTTGGATGGGACGACACAATCGAATATGACGGAGAGAGCTTTACGGGATTCACGCCACAGGCATCATGGGACGGAGTGGATGACCTTAAGAAGTACATCGGAGCATTGTTTGAGCCAGACGAGCATGTGGGTTATGTCACAAATGATGTATGGCAGGATGCAGACGGTAGATGGGTACCGTCCAAGGGTGTTTATTACAAGACCGCAGGGGAGATATTAGCTTCCCTTGATAAGTACAAAGATGACCTTGGAGCAACTATAGGAGACTGGAAGCCAGAGGTCGGAGCATGGATCAGGTTCAATCCTCTTGATGGCAACGGTGTAAAGAACGAGAATGTCACACGCTTCAAGTATGCACTTGTGGAATCAGACACCCTTCCCATTGCAGAACAGGACTTACTTTTCAGAAAGCTTGAGCTTCCTATAGCTGTACTAGTCCACAGCGGTGGTAAATCGCTCCATGCAATCGTGAAAGTCGATGCTCCAGATTATGAGGAGTACAGAAAAAGGGTGGACTACCTATACACATTCCTTGAGGATCACGGATGTGTTATCGACAAACAGAACCGCAATCCGAGCCGTCTTTCAAGGATGCCGGGTGTGACCCGTAACGGAAACAGGCAGTACATAGTGGATATGAACATCGGAAGAAAGAGCTGGACAGAGTGGATGGATTTTGCAGAAGGAATAAATGATGAGATGCCCGATATGGAATCGCTCTCAGCTTATAAAGATAATCCTCCTGTTCTTCCTGGAGAGCTGATACAGGGAATCCTTAGGAGAGGACACAAGATGCTCATCTCGGGTTCTTCTAAAGCAGGAAAATCTTTTCTTCTGATGGAATTATGTATCGCCATAGCCGAAGGTCAGAAGTGGCTCGGATTCCAATGTGAAAAGGGCAGGGTACTTTATGTGAACCTTGAGATTGACCCATCAAGCTGCATCAACAGATTTCTGAAGATATACGAGGCACTTGGACTTCCCATGAAAAATACGGATGACATTGTCCTTTGGAACTTAAGGGGACATGCAGTTCCTTTAGACCAGTTAGTGCCAAAGCTTATACGAAGGGTAAAAGACCAGCATTTTGACTGCATCATCATTGACCCTATCTATAAGGTCATAACGGGTGATGAGAATTCGGCTTCGGATATGGGAGCATTCTGTAATCAGTTTGATAAGATCTGTAACCTTACCGGCTGCTCAACAGTGTATTGTCATCATCATTCCAAGGGCGCACAGGGTGCCAAGAAAGCTATGGACAGGGCTTCAGGATCCGGTGTATTTGCGCGTGACCCTGATGCACAGCTTGACATGATAGAGCTTGAACTTTCAGATGACATCAAGAACAACGTCCGTGATGGAAACGAGTCGGCATGGAGATTGGAGTCATCGCTCCGAGAGTTTCCAAATATCAAGCCTGTCAATTTCTGGTTTGATTATCCTCTGCACAGACTTGATGACAGAGGTGCTCTCGAGGAAATGCCTGCACAGGGAACCAAGAAGGCGGGACAGCTCAATAATCCCAAATGCAAGAGTGCGGATCAGGCAGCAGACGAGTTCAGACAGGCCTATGATGCCTGCAATATGAATGGCAGCGTCACAGTCCAGGACATGATGGGTTACATGGAACTGACCGACAAGACCATTTATGCAAGGCTCAAAAAGATGGCGGGAGAGTTCGTTTTGAAGAAAGGTAAGATAATCCGCTTAAACACTGATAAACAGGGCGATTGAGACGGATTTCGGAGTTTTTCTTCTACACTGAATATATATAGATATATATTCTTAGAAAGTTAGACTACCGAATATGGGTAGGGCTAAATAGCCCGCCCTACCCTATTCGAGTAGTCCAACATAACTAGAACAGAGTAGAGCAAGACCAAAATTAAGGGGTTTAGAAAAATGAGATTTTTTATGGAAATGGAACCACCTACCGCTACAGCACAGGAAAAGAGCGTGAGGGTGATAAACGGAAGGCCTGTGTTCTTCGAACCATCAAGGCTTAAGGAAGCAAAGAAGCTCCTTACGGGACATCTTATAGTGAACAGTCCGGATGAACCCATAGAGGGAGCGGTTGCTCTTAAGACTTTATGGATGTTCCCAAAGGGAAAGTCACACAAGGATGGTGAGTGGAGAACCACAAGACCTGACACAGATAATCTCCAGAAGATGCTAAAGGATTGTATGACAAAGACGGGATTCTGGAATGATGATGCACAGGTTGTTTTAGAGATTGTTGGGAAGGTATGGTCGGAAGCTCCTACGGGGATATACATCGAGATCATACCGATTGATAAGGAGGGGACAAGAGATGGGAGTTGATTTCTTTAATTCAGAAGGATATGCGGATCCTACAGCTCATGATGCTATCACAGAAGTTACGAAGCCTTTAAAAAGAGGATTCATGCCACTTGTTTACATCTGTTCAAGGTATGCAGCTGATGAAGACCATAGCGTAGAAGAAAACGTAGCCGATGCCATAAGATATTCACAATTTGCTGTGGAACAGGGATGCATCCCTCTTGCAAGCCATCTTTTATATCCGCAGATACTTCCCGACGATGACCCGGAGGGAAGGAAGCTCGGACTCTTTTTCGGAAAGGTCTGGCTTGATATCGCAAGGGAGATATGGATTTTTTCAGACGGTGGATACGGCAGTTATTCCGAGGGGATGAAAGCGGAGTACAAGAGGGCGGTACAGAAAGGCTACAAGATCCGCTGTTTTACTGAAGACCTAAAGGAGGTTTGAGATTATGAAGCAGGATGATTTTAATCAGCATGGATGTCTCAACCTTGTGACTGGCTTAATCGTCCTTGCTTCAAAGGACTACAAGAAAGCCGTAAAGCAGTTACAGAAGAATCCAAAGAGCAGGGCTTCGATGGCTACAGCAAAGGAATGTGAGGAGTTCTTCAGAGGCAGCCTTTATCAGAGCCTTACATCGGTCGATGGGGAATGGCTCATAAAGAGATTACGTGAGGAGGCACTAAGGGTATGAATGCAAAGGAATACTTAAATCAGGGGTTTCTTATAAATGAGCGTATCGATGCCAAGCTTGAGCAGATAGCGATGCTTCGGAGCCTTGCGACAAAGACGAGCGTGACCTTATCGGATATGCCAGGTGACCCGAACAAGGGAAAGTCCAGAGTTGAGGCTATCGTGGTAAAGATAATAGGCTTGCAGGAAGAGATAAGTGCAGACATCGACAGGCTTGTAGACCTCCGAAAGGAAATCATGGGTGTCATAGACGAAGTGGAAGATCCTGAAGAGTCGCTTGTGCTTAACCTGCGTTATATCAACAACTTATCCTGGGAAGATATAGCATCGCAGATGGACTGCTCAGTCAGAAGTGTCCACAGGATACATGGAAGGGCATTAGAAAATATAGTGATATCGTAAGATGAATGATTTTTATGGGAATATCTTAAATGGCACACTTTGTCACAGATTTTCACATCGGTTTTATGATATTGTTATACTAGCGAAAAGCTAAAATGATAAGAGCTCCGAAGGGACCTATGACCTTCGGGGCTTTTGTCGTAAAAGGATGATTGGTGTGATACGGGTGCTTGTGTAGTAGCCTGAAAGGATGGCGTAGAGCAAGTGAAACTCCTTAATGAGCAGATAATGGACTGACCGCACTGCCGCCAATTGTTTTATGAAAATTCAAGGAGAGTGCTATGCCGTACAGAGCAGGTCATCCCTGTAACCAAAGTGGATGCCCGAGGATAGTTCCTGCGGGGCAGAAGTACTGTGAGGAACACAGAAAACTTCATCCGGAAGATATAAGGTCAGCTGCAAGCCGTGGTTACGGATCCAAGTGGAGAAGAGAGTCTAAGATTTTTCTACGCTCTCATCCTCTATGCGTAGAATGCAAGAAGAATGACAGATTCGTAAAAGCTACCGTGGTTGACCACATAAAACCTCACAGAGGTAATGAGGAGCTGTTCTGGGACAGAAGCAACTGGCAGCCACTCTGCAAGCCCTGTCATGACAGGAAAACTTGGAAAGAAGACAGTAATCCCGTGTATACGTATTAGTGTAGCGAAGGGGAGGGGCGGGTCAAATCTCTAAAAGGGAGATGCCTGTCGACCGGGCCGGACTCTCGCGTGCAAAAATGCGATTTCAAACGGGGTATTAACCCCAGTTTATGAAGCGGAACAAATATAGATGAATATTGGGATTTGTTTGAAAAGCTGTGTTTGATTTTTACACAGCTTTTTTCAATGGAAATCAAACATAAAGGAGGCCGCTATGGCAAAAGATGGTACGCGCCGTGGCGGTGCAAGACCGGGTGCAGGGAGACCTAAGAAGTCTCTCGCAGACAAAATACAGGACGGACAGAAAGCAAGTGTGATGATGGTCCCTGCTGAACTTGAAGGAGCAGATACTCCTCCGATAAGGGACTTTCTTACAGAGGAACAGAAGGACGGTTCGCAGCTCTGCTCGGAAGAGATTTATGAGGAGACTTACAAATGGCTCAAGGAACGTAAGTGTCAGGGCATTGTGAATCCTCAGTTGGTGGAGCAGTACGCAATGTCCGTAGGTCGTTGGATACATTGTGAGCAGACCATTTCAAGGACGGGATATCTTGCCAAGCACCCTACAACGGGGCAGGCGATAGCAAGTCCGTATGTAGCGATGGCGCAGTCGTACATGAAACAGGTCAATACGATCTGGAATGAAATATATCAGATAGTTAAGGAGAACTGTAGCGAATCATTCACAGGCTCACCACAGGATGACGTTATGGCGATGCTTCTTAGGACAAGGAGAGATCAATGAAATCTACATCAGAAATGCAGCAGGTGTCAGTCGGAAAGCTGATTCCTTATGTGAATAATGCCAGGACACATAGTGCGGAGCAGGTCAACAAGCTCCGCTCCTCTCTCAGAGAGTTCGGATTTGTAAATCCGCTCATCATAGACAGGGAATTCAATGTAATAGCAGGTCACGGCAGATTAGAGGCTGCCAAGGCAGAAGGCTATACAGAAGTTCCCTGCGTATTCATTGATGATATGACCGAGGCTCAGAAGAAAGCCTATATCTTAGCCGATAACCGTATGGCTCTTGATGCAGGATGGGACGATGAGCTTTTGAAAGTTGAATTGGAAGCCTTGCAGGGCATGGATTTTGATGTGTCATTGACAGGCTTTGATGATAAGGAGCTGGCTTCGCTCTTTGAAACAGATAATGAGGGCGAGGATGATGGCTTTGATGTAGATGCAGAACTTGAGAAGCCATACTTTTCCAAGGCAGGAGATATCTGGCATCTTGGAAAGCACACAGTAATCTGCGGTGATTCCACGCAGAAGGAAACATACGAGAAGCTCCTTAAGGGTGTGCAGCCAAATCTTATCTGCACTGATCCGCCTTATCTTGTAGCACTCGACAGTTCCGTAGGAAAGATAAAGAATGATGACCTTGATGATGAGAAGGGATATGAGTTCTTAAAATCAGCCTTTGTGAACTTCCATGATTTCATGGCAAAGGATGCGTCAATCTACATCTTCTATGCGACCATGAAGGCAAGGGTCTTTTATGATGCATATGAGGATGCGGGCTTTAAGGTAGGAGCAGGTCTTATCTGGAAGAAGCCAAGGGCACCTCTTATGAGGACTGACTGGAAATTTAACATGGAACCCCTGATCTGGGGATGGAGAAAAGACGGCAAGCATGTCTGGTATGGAGACCAGAAACAGAAGGCCGTCTTTGAATTTGATGGGATAAAGAATGCGAAGGAGGATGGCTTCGGACATCCAAGCTCGAAGCCTGTACCTCTTATCGTATATCTCATAAAGCAGTGTACGCAGACCAATGGCATCGTGCTTGACGGATTCCTTGGAAGCGCATCCACCCTTATCGCCTGTGAACAGATAGGTCGTATCTGCTATGGCATAGAACTTGAGCCCAAGTTCGTGGATGTGGCTGTAGAAAGATTCCGTGCGACCAATCCGACTGCAGATGTATATGTCGAGAGGGATGGTCAGACAATCAAGTACGAAGATGTACCAAAGCCAGATGAAGGAGCTTCTGATGGAGAATAAGAATCTTACACTTGGTAGCCTTTTCGATGGCTCTGGGGGATTTCCTCTTGGAGGTATCATATCGGGAGTGACTCCCATATGGTCTTCCGAGATAGAGCCATTCCCTATAAGGGTCACGGAGAAGAGGCTTCCATCGGTTACACATTTTGGAGATATATCAAAGATAAACGGTGCGGAAATACCGCCTGTAGACATAATCACTTTCGGAAGCCCATGCCAGGACATGAGCATAGCCGGGAGAAGGGAAGGACTTGACGGTGAAAGGTCAGGTCTTTTTTATCAGGCAATCCGTATCATCAAGGAAATGAGGGAAGCAACAAATGGAAAATATCCAAGATATGCAGTGTGGGAGAACGTCAAAGGAGCCTTCTCCTCAAACAAAGGCGAGGACTTCAGACAGGTCCTTGAAGAGTTCCTCCACGTTACGGAACCAGACATTTCAGTTCCTCGATGTGAGAAATGGAAAAATGCAGGATGCATACTGGGAGAATCGTCATCTGTTGCCTGGCGTCTCTTCGATGCACAGTTTTGGGGTGTTCCCCAGCGAAGAGAACGTATCTACGCTGTCGCAGATTTTACAGACACACGTGCCGGAGACATATTATTTGTCAGCGAAGGCCTGTCTGGGTATTCTGCGGAGGGCTTCCGCTCGTGGCAAAGAGCTGCCAATGGTCTTAAAGAGGGCTTTGGAGAGACAGGCTGCCTGTGCCTGAATGACCAGGGTGGAGCTGTCATGGGTGTCAGTGAAGATAAGACAGCTACACTCCGTGCAGAAGCTCATGGGCATCAGCCTGTTATAGCACTTGAACATCATCCGAATGATTCGAGGATAAAGATAGAAGATGGCGATGCTATACAGACCCTTTCAGGCAGGATGGGAACAGGTGGTGGAAATGTACCACTTATCATGACTCCGCAAGGAAAGCCCATGACACTTAAGATCAGGAGCGGATGTGCTGGCGGTGGTAAAGGAGCCCTTATCCAGGAGGATAAGTCAGCTACCCTTGCAGCACATAATGACCAGACTCTGTTCCAACCGACTGCTTTCGGGATCTGCTCCAAGGGCAGCAATTCCATGATGAGTGATAATCCAAACAGCGGATTTTATGAAGCAGAGACTTCAAGATGCCTTGATGCCAATGGCGGTAATCCGTCATGCAATCAGGGCGGTATTGCTGTAATAGCTATAGAAGGAAATGGTCAGAGGCCTAGCCACAAGGGAGATGGTTATAAGGAAAGTGATGTCATGTACACGCTGAATACCGTAGAACAGCACTCCGTGGCTTTTGCAGAAAAATCAGCAACACTATCAGCCGGGGATGGACCCAAAGGTCCTTCGAGCCAGCAGCTTGGTAACCCGGAAGAGAATTTCGTGGCAGAGCCTTCCTATGGTCTGGACAGGGCTTCCTTTAATCAGGGAAAGAACGCCAAATTCGGATTCTGCGTAAATGAAGAAGTAGAGCCCGCCATGGTATCAAAGGGACCGAATGCTGTAGGGCATCCTTACCATTCTTCCAAGAACAGCTACCACACCAACTTCTCTGATGAAGGTATTGTGGATACTTTGGTAGCTACGGATTATAAGGATCCGCCAACGGTCAGTGAAGACCCATATTATATAGTACGAAGGCTGACTCCTACCGAATGCGCAAGGCTGCAGGGATTCCCTGATTGGTGGACTGACGGTCTTGCTTCTGAAGAACCTTCAGATGAGGAAGTTGAGCATTGGTTGGATATATTTGAAACACAGCGAACAGCTCTCGGCTTGGAAACAAAGCCAAAGACAGAGAACCAGATCCGAAAGTGGCTGAAGGATCCATATTCGGACAGCGCAGCCTATAAGATGTGGGGCAATGGCGTGGCTCTTCCGTGCGTTGTCTTTGTACTTTCAGGCATTGTCTACTATGCACAGTAATTCCTTCATATGTTTGTTTCCTAATGTCATTGCTATTACATGCCACAAGAGTGAGTAATGTAATAACAAAAAACAGCCCGGACAAAGGGCTCAGCCAAGAAGGAGGCAGACAATGAAGGTGAATTACAACGTAACAGGAGATGACAAGAAGAGACTGGTCAAGGCAATCGCAGAGATCACGGAAAGCGAGACAAAGTACCTCGGAGCACCAAGTTTTGCATACCTTATAGCAGGAGAGATCGAGGTTAGCAGAACGGGTGAGGTTACCTTCCCAGACGACCTTGAGGATAAGGATTCCATCATGGACAGCCTTGCAGAACAGGGCTTTGAAGCAGAAGAGATTGAAGAAGCCGAGGAAGAGGCTGAAGAAGAGAGCGAGGAAGAATTGGAGAACATGGTAGAAGGCGATAAGCTGACGATAGAGGTTCCAAGGGACAGCCTTACGGATGAGGCAATCGACAACCTCCACAGGATCATAGAGAGCAAGGGCGAGCTGATGAAGCACGGCTTTGAAGCAGAGGAACTGCCGATAGAGGTCACGGATGACAAGGTTTCATTCCCTTGGTTCAAGGCAATCGGGGCAGAAGAGAGCACGGCCTACACAAGGTTCATTTCAGCCCTCTGCAGCATGGCGGTCAATCAGAAAAGGATCACAGCCAAGGCAAAAGATGCTGAGAATGAAAAATACGCATTCAGGTGCTTCCTCCTCCGCCTCGGATTCATAGGAGCTGAGTTCAAGGAAGAGAGACGGATCCTTTTGCAGAACCTTTCTGGAAGCGCAGCATTCCCGACACAGCAGGCAGCAGATGAATTTGCAGCCAAGCAGAAAGCAAAGAGGGATGCGGAAAAGGCAGGGGCTTCAGAAGAGGAGGTGGCAGAATGAGATTTCCTTCAAGAGAGACAGTCGACAGGGTGCGTAAAGAGTACCCTGTCGGAACTAGGGTAGCACTTGTAAAGATGGATGACTGCCAAGCACCTCCGCTTGGAACAAAAGGGACAGTTGATGGAGTAGACGATACAGGATCGCTCCTGATGTCTTGGGATAACGGAAGCGGACTGAATGTAGTCTACGGTGAGGACATCGTAAGAAAGCTTGATCCCGTGAAGGTCACCTGCTACATGCAGACTGAGGATTGGGAAGACAGAGCAGATGCGGTTGCATTTTATGAGGAAGCCGAGGCAGGTTGTGACCCTAACAGCCATGAATGCCAGAGGTACTCGACAATCCTTTCGCAGCTGCTTTTAGGAAAGAAGGAGTGTGCCGATGAGTGAGAAAGTTAAAGAGCAGATCCTTTATATCAGGAGCACAGGCCTTACAAATATGTTTGACCTAAAACGGGTCAGAGAGCTTGCCGTAGAATATGAGATGCCAGAACTTGTGGAGTTCCTTGATGAGCATCAGAAAGAATACGGAAGATTCATCCTTTATGGGGAGGTGTGATCTACACAATACTCAGCCAGAATCCTTGGTGGTAATGAACGTTGATGTATGTTCCCTTATACGGGAATATGTAGCTACCAAAAGACAAGGAGGCAATAAGGATGAAGGTTACAAAGAGATTTGAAAGAAGGCTTGAGAGCGCAAGAGAAGAGAGCATCGAGGTTTTAATGACTTACGAAAGGGAGATAGAGCTTCAGAAAACAAGGCAGAGAGCAACCAAGAACGGATTTGTATGGCAGTGCTGCCAACAGGAGATCGACCAGCTTACAGCTGAGATGGATGCAATCGACTTGGAGGTAAACGGATGAGAAACGAGATCCTTTTTTCCTACAACGGTCACAGATGCCACGCCCTCATAGTTACAGAGCTTCTCGGAGGTGAGAAGTTCATAGGTAAGATGGACGGCTACTCCATCTACCAGATAGACAATAACGGGTTATTTGACCAGTTCGGATTCGTAGCCATAAAGGAATAATATACACAAGAGTCCTCCTACATCTTTGGTGGATGTAGACGTTGATGGATTCCTGCTTCTACGGGAATATGAACATACCAAAAGACAAGGAGGATATCACAATGACAAAGAGAGAACAGGAAGAATACAGAAGGCTTTTCAAGGAAGGAACCATAGTGATTCCATTTGGAAAAGAAGAGAGCAAGATAGTACATTGGTGGGCAAAGGTCTATGATGAGCCTTCAGAATACGGGATTAACGAAGGCAGGGTTTCCAAGCTCATGATAAAGATTGACGGAGTCACAACACTTTCCTACGACAGAGGTTGGGACTTAGAGCCAGACGAAAGAGACCATGAAACCAAGGCTGCACTTAGCATTATCCTTGAAGAGTATAAGTAAAGAAAACAAACCACGAGCCCTCCGGGGCTTTTGGTCGTATATAGAGATCACGGGAGCCTTAGGGCTCTTTTTGTTTGGAGATGATATGGATGGGAAAGCTGAAAAACTACAAGCCCACGTGTTTTATGGACGAGGGCAGCCATTACGATAAAGAAGCTGCGGACTTTGCAGTTATGTTCATAGAGCAGTTATCCCATACAAAGGGTAAATGGGCAGGCAAGCATTTCATGCTTCTGCCTTGGCAGGAACAGATAATAAGGGATATATTTGGCATCCTTAAAGCCGATGGAAACAGACAGTTCAACACTGCATATATAGAGATTCCCAAGAAAAATGGGAAGAGTGAGCTTGCAGCCGCTGTTGCGCTCTACCTCTTATATGCTGATGGGGAGGCATCCCCGGAAGTTTACGGGGCAGCAGCCGATAGAGGACAGGCTTCAATCGTATTTGATGTAGCAAAGCAGATGGTCTTACAGAATAAGACCTTATCTGCTTCAAGTAAGATACTTGGAGCAAACAAGAGGATTACCTGTGGATTCAACAACGGATTCTATCAGGTGCTTTCCGCAGAGGTAGGTACAAAGCATGGGCTCAATGTGAGTGGCTTGGTTCTGGACGAAGTCCACGCTCAACCGAACAGACGTTTGTATGATGTTCTGACAAAAGGATCTGGTGATGCAAGGGAACAGCCTCTGTATTTCCTTATCACGACTGCAGGAACTGACAGGAACAGCATCTGCTATGAACTCCATCAGAAAGCCTTGGACATAATAGAGGGCAGGAAGATAGACCATACCTTCTATCCTGTCATTTATGGAGCTGCCGAGGATGAGGACTGGACAGACCCGGAGGTCTGGAAGAAAGCAAATCCCTCCCTTGGAGATACGATAAAGATTGAGAAGGTCATTGATGCCTGTGAGCAGGCAAAGCAGAATCCTGCTGAAGAGAACACTTTTAGGCAGCTTCGCCTGAACCAATGGGTAAAACAGGCCGTCAGATGGATGCCGATGGATAAATGGGATGCGTGTGCGTTTCCTGTAAGCCCTGCAGAGCTTGAAGGAAAGGTGTGCTATGGCGGCCTCGACCTTAGTTCCACAACGGACCTTACATCTTTTGTGTTAGTATTCCCTCCAGAAAATGAAGATGATAAATACTATATCTTGCCTTATTTCTGGGTTCCGGAAGATACTTTGGAACTGAGGGTAAGGCGCGACCATGTTCCGTATGATGTCTGGGAGAAACAAGGATTCTTGCAGACAACTGAAGGAAACGTGGTGCATTATGGATTCATAGAGAAGTTTATCGAAAAGCTAGGCGAGAAGTACAATATAAGAGAAATCGCCTTTGACCGCTGGGGTGCCACGGAGATGGTCCAGAATCTTGAAGATATGGGATTCACAGTGGCGGCCTTTGGACAGGGCTTTAAGGATATGAGTCCACCTTCCAAGGAAATATTCAAGCTTGTGCTTGAGGAAAGGATAGCGCATGGCGGACACCCTGTGCTTCGATGGAACTTTGATAATATCTTCATAAGGACGGATCCCGCCGGGAATATAAAGCCCGACAAGGAAAAATCTACGGAACGTATCGATGGAGCTGTGGCAACAATCATGGCTCTTGACCGTGCTATAAGGTGCGGACTCGATTCTGGTGAGAGTGTATATGATAGCAGAGGGCTTTTAGTTTTTTGATAAAAGTCAAGACTGATAGTTTTACCCTTCCGATGATAAAATTGTAAAAGATTTTGTGGGATGGGGGAAACGTGATGAGTCAGTTTAATGCAGAGATTATGAATCAGGACGAGGAGTCAGATGGCTTTAAGTCTGAAAGGACAGAAGTCCGTGATTATGATGAAGTGCCATATGGCGATGACAATATTTTGGTTCGAGCCATGAAAAGACATGCCTTTCTTGCTTCAACTTCAGAGCTCTGAAAAGTAGGGTACCCCATAAATCCGAGGGTGCACAAACTGATACTCCGCTGATAAACTCATATCGTAAAATATGGTTTATAAAGGAGTTAAGTACATGGACGTAGTAAAAATGGCAAAGCTTATCGAGGCATATGATGCTTTTGAGGTCATTGCAGAATCAATTGCAAAGATTACGGGTGAAGATTATCGTTATGGAGTAATCCAGAAGATGTATGGACTTTCAGAGGTGATAGAGAGCTTTACAGTTCTTGAAACTGAGCCTGATGATTATGAGGACATGAGCGAGTTCGACCAGGTTCTGGAGGATATGGAACTTTCATCCAAAGAACGGGCAGAACTGATACTTGGAATCACATAAAAATATTGCTGGCAGCGATACCGATATAGCCAACAGCGATACTTTTTTAGTGCTTCTTTCGGTTAGAATTAAAGAAAAACCGAAGGGAGCATTTTTAAAATGAATGTAAACGACATGACACAGTTAATGAAGATTTATGATGGACTACTAAAAGTCGAGGATGGACTCGACATAATAACAGATGGTCATGGGAGAGATGGAGCTTTAAATGAAGCATTCTGGATAGAAGATTTTATCCAGAAGTTCTCAGTTTTTGGCGAAGAGGAGATAGACGAGTTTGTGGATCTTATCCAAGACAGGAAGTTATCGCCAAGAAAAAGGGCATTAAAACTACTTGGAATGAAATAGCTTTAGGCATCAGACGCTAAAACATTTTGGGCATCTGGTGCGATAGAATAGCATCCGTTTCTGGGATAGAATCAAAGAAAATGATTCTTGAAAGGAGACTGACACTATGGAAAGAACAATAACACTTGAGGACATTACTAATATCGTGGAGGCATATGATTGCTTTGATGCCATCATGGATGCACTTGACCAGATCTGCGATATCGATGAGTACAGCGGAAAACTGCAAGGCAGATACGAGCTGCTTGCTATCATGAAAAGGCATACGGTCTTAGACACAAGGGACAGAGAAAA